TGTAAAGTCTACACTATCAAGCCTGACATTCCTTATTGATCCATTTTCCATGGCATCAAATAGCCCAATAAAAGTATCACCGCTTCCCGCATTAATATAGAGATTGTTGATGTAATGATTTCCCCCATCATAAACACCCGTGAAATCATCTGTATCATACTCTCCTATTCCTTCCCACCCCGTGGAATTATCATACCACGTAGAGCCATATAACGCTTCCAGGGTATCATTGTGCAGTTCTATGTCTGCAACCTGAAGATAGTATCCATTGAGACCGTCCGAGGTGTCCGATACCTCCCAATCCGTTCCTGCGGCCCATGTTCGGGGATTACCTGCTGCATAGTTCGTATCTATACATTTCAGATCTTCGGCATTACCCACAGGCAAATAACCGGAAGCCAATAGGGCTGTTATTTGTGTGTCAGTATAATTGTACTGCGCTTGTTCTTCAACAGGAATTTTTCCCTTTCTAGCACCTATACCTATGCCTACTTGTGCAACGCATCCAATATGAACAAGTATTGCTAACGACAGAATAAATAACTTTCTAATTATTTTGTTCTTTTTCATGCTTTTTTTGTTTCTTTTCTTTCCCTGCTTTTTTGCGTGTCTTTATATTTTTGTCCTTTTTATTTGGTCCTATTTTCATATCAAAATATATCTAAAATTTATTTTGCTCCAGGAGGCGTAATAACCCTACCCTGGGGACTAAATTCGTTATCCCTTGGTATACCAGTTACAGATTCATGATATAACCACACATAAAAATCGTCAAATACGATCCACTCATCTCTCTGTGGAGCATGGTAATTTGAGGCTCCACCGTAAAAACTACCTGGAATTATGCTATTAAATCCCTTTGCAATATCTGGCAAAGTAATTAAATACATTCCTTCACGCCTATCCAACAAATAACCATTAACAAATACTTCAACAAATCCATCGTAATTTGGATCAGAACCATTAAATGTATTGCATACAACACGATAAGTAATATTATACCAATCCTCGGAATCAAAATCAAAAATAAATCTGCCTTCAGAATTATATGCTAAACCCGGACCTGTTGGTTGCCACCTATCAATTGGGTCACTCTCCGCATACGTGGGGTAAGATTGATTTTGAAAATAAGAGTATAACTGTAACCCAGACCATCTTGTCCACATACAATTTATAGAAAAACCTTCCCCATAATCAGGCGGATAGCAACATTCTGGCTGCACAATGGGCGAACCTCCACGAAACCCTGGAAGTTTTCCACCTTCAACAGGAACCCATCCAGAACGAAATCTAACATTATATGAATAATAAGCCTCCTTAAGTTCGTAACCAATTTCTTTTTTCCACCAACCACCTCCACGATAATTGCCTTGACCACATTGACCGTTAGGACACCTATTACTACAAGTCACACAGTCGTATCCACCATCACAATTTTGACAGCTACCAGTATATTGTTGTAACAAACTAATACTACCTGTCTCCGGATCTACAATTAAACTATCTGGCAACCACGGCCATCCAGGTGGTCTGTGATCCATATGTCTATAAAGAGCTCCCCAATCCGAAGAAAATTTTGTATAATCGTATACTGTCGGTGCTGAACCTGAATGTTGTTCAAAATCCTCCTCAAAATAAATATCATATGTTCCCTCTTCTTCAGGGGGGGTATATGGAGCTCCTGTACCACTAGAATCTATATACACAGTATCTATATCGCCCTGAGTAGTAAACACACCAGCACTATTACCAGTAAATACCCTTATATGAACTGTAGTGTCTACTTCACGATAATCTGGCCATACACCGGTTGTGTCATGATATAAAGAAGTATCTTCAATAGGAAAAGCGTATAATAGACTGTCAGAAAATTCAAATTGTGGGTAATCTTCATAAGACCACACCACTCGTACAGTGTCACCATTTACTGCATCATAACCTAAAGATTGATATCGTATTGAATCTTCGCCAACTTCTCCAGTAGCCCATGGCCAATATTTGCCGGCACCAGATTGCCACAAAGAATCTACATTATCCTGACTAAGTTCAACTCCTTTCCACACACAGGGTTGATCGATATAACCCTCCATATAATTACTTGTAGTATTTCGACTTCCTACCGTAAACAAGTTACCAGCATGATAATTCGGTCCAGCATGCGTACCGGAATTTTCAAACGTACCATCATCAATATAAAGTTTAGCACTATCATCAGCTGCATTATAAGTACCAACAACTAAATGCCAGTTACCATCATTTAATGTCGTACTACCTTCAAGAGTTAAAAACGTACCACCATCCCGCCTTAAATCCCAATATGCCGTATTTTGATATGCACCAAGGTCCCATCCATAACCAGTATAATAATAATTACATATAATACCATCAAACACTCCACTTGCTGTAGTTTTCACCCAAGCAGCAACAGAAAAAGACTCATTGAGAAATTCATAATCTGTATCAATTCCACCAAGATAACCATTTCCGGAAGAAGTAAATTGATAGCAATCATCTAATTTACCAGTTTGTCCTTGAGTAACAGTACCACTTTTTACCAAATCGTGATTACCAATTTCATCAATAGCATTGCCACTCGACTCATCTAAAGTCCATAAACCAAATAAACCCTCTTGCAATTCATGCTCTACTGAGGCACTCCCGCTAATATAGCTAATCTCTTCATACTGCAAAGTATCGGGTCTAGGAGATGGACTTACTAAAAAGGTATCCACATTCGGCTCCGGGGTCCACTCATCTTGTTTCCAAGACCAAAGCCTAGCGTAATACATAGTATTTTCACCAGGTACATTGGGAACATAAAATATTAGATCTTTAAAATCATTACTATCACTAGAAGCTAATATAGATATTGGACTCAACCAACTATGAGGAAGAACAGTATCAATATTAAATCTAAACGAATCAGCTTCAGGGTCAAATTGCAAAGCAGTTTTTATATATCCAGAATCTAAATCCCATTCTTCTACTTCAAAAACTCCCAAAGTATCAGGATGAAATATTGTAGGAGAATCAGCTATTGCAGTATCCCGTACAGTAGAAAGCCAACCATACCCGGATTTATGAACACACATCGTCCAATAAACAGGAACCCCTTGTAATCCATCATAATAGAAAAGAGTATCATGATATAAAGCGGTATCCTCAACTGGAAATGCAAATTGAATTACGCCATTACTGGGGGAGGTAGAATAACCATCATATTTTCTAACAATTACAATACTATCTATACTAGGATCATAACCCAAAGTTTGCATGCGCATTGTATCATAACAACACACATCTGCAGAAAATGGATAAGATATTCCATCATCACCATGTGCTTTAAGGTTTACAACTTCGACATCAGTCAACGCTTGTTGTGCGATATATACTTCATCAATAAACCCATTAAAATACCGGTCATTATTCCAACGCCCACCAACAGTAAACCATATGTACGAACCGTATTCTACATTGGTGCAATAATCAGTATCTTCATTAATACCGTCAACAAACACTTTAACTTCATCAGTTGCAGTATTATAAGTACCAGCTATATGATGCCAATTGCCATCATTAATTGTTGTAGTAGAATAAGTAACAGCACTAGATGCAGAACTACGACATGCCCAACTAACACGTCCATCTGAATACAACCCTAAATCATATCCGTAACCAGTTTTATAATTAGAAATTATTCCGTCATAAGATCCACTTGCTGTAGTTTTTACCCAACAAGCCACCGTAAATGATCCACCAAATTTAAAATTATTCTCATTCCAACCTAAACTACCAGAATTAGGAAAATAATAACAAGAATCAACTTTACCAGTAGTATCTTGTATAATACCACTTCCCTGACCATTTAAAGTTAAATCAACCGAACCGGCAGAATTTATAGCACTTCCAGATGCTTCTTCAAGTGGATAATAGGCAGCTATATTATCAAGCAATGTCGAATTATCACCACACACAGTAATACCATCTACAGAAAACAAATTAGTCTGTTCGGGAGCAGATACCTTAGCAGTAGTATTTTCATCCTTAAAATAAAAAACTTTGCCTTGTGCATCTCGCATCATTACTTGCGAATACGACACCAAAGATGATAATAAAAATAATATACTTAAAAGCTTTCTCATTCTTCCCATGGATAATATTTACCTGCACCACTATTATATAAAAATGCTACATCGTCATCAGTCAATTCGTAATCTTCAAATATAAACAATTCATCTATATAACCACGAAACCAATTAGTAGTGTGCCTCCGACCAACGTTTAAACGACATTGTGAGGTATACGAAATACCTGAACGAGTACCGGAGTCCTCAAAAGTACCACTGTCTGTCCAAACTTTTAACGAATCATCGCCAGCACCATCATATGAAACACATACCAAATGCCAATTACCATCATTAATTGTTGTAGTTCCATCAACAATTGTCGATCCGCTGCCGCCATTTCTAATCGCAAAAGTTGCTACATTATTATAATTTCCTAAATCCCATCCATTATCAGTATAATAATTTGCCACAATTCCATCGTAAGCTGTCGAAACCGTTGTTTTGACCCACACAGCAATCGAAAATGTACCAGTGAACTCAAAATCAGTATCTATATCCCCACCAAAATATTCGTCTCCAGCATCAGGACCGTCTGGATTATCAAAAAAGCAACAATAATCTATGATACCAGTTTCTTGTTGATTCACTGAACCATTGTTAGTTAAATCATAACCGTTTACCAAATCTAAAGCGTTTCCTGAACTTTCCTCAAACGACCACCCTGCTTTTAATTCATCCACTAATGGGGATAAATTTGATGGAGAACCACCGGATACCGTAGTACCAATATACTGAGCATTAAGACTCGAAGTCAATAAAAACAATATACTAATAAAAAATTGTTTCATATCCTAAATTATTCCCATCCAGACGATGGTAAAGCCTCCCAATATCCAGGTCGACCAAGTAATACTATATATCTTCCTCGCGTACCATCTGATACCACAGATGTCCCCGCCCCCGCAGACACACCGTTAACAACAATATATTCACTGCCATTTGGATCAAGTGTCATTGCTCCTCCAGCTCCATCAAGAAAACCTGTACACAATCCATAAGCTCCAGCAGGAAGATCGAATTCAATAGCATCAGCATCAGCATTTGTGTGAACAATATTCCTACAACTATCTGCAGTTAAAGCAACGGTCGCAGACGAATTAAAAACTTCTTTTAAATTACCTGTAATAGTTCCAGATGCTTCAATGGTAACAGCAATTAAGGAATCAATATAACCTTTCGTTAGATGCTCTTGAGAAAATATATTCCCGACAACAGCAGTTACAAAAACTGCAACTAAAAATAACTTCTTCATCATCCGTTTGTATGTATTGAATATTTAACATAAATATACGCTTGACCATTAGCAGCGTCTGATCCACTATCTGAATATTGAAAAATAACATGGGTATTTGCACTGGATATTCGATCAGCCAGATTAGCTAACTGCCAAAACTTATCTCCCTGAGATAAATCAAGGTCGTTTTCATATTTATCAGCGTCACCAATTATTCCAACATCCAATAAATCAGTACCAGACCCATCAAAAGCAGTTTCTACATAAACATGTATTTCCCAAATAACTGCTCCCTCTGGAAGAGTTACCACAGTATCTACTGTAGTATTTGAATATAATATAGTATCATGCTTAACTAATACTACACCAGCAGCAGAATCAGCTGGTATAACTTCAGAAACATCAAATTCTTGACTCAACGAATCATAGGTAATAACCCAACCATGTTCAGAAGCAGACACATTCTTAAGTAAAGTACTTACCGAGACTCCCCCAATTTGATTAGAACTGGTGTCAACTACAGCTTGATAAGTTGGAACCCACAAAGGATTTGCAACACCAGCAGTAGCATAATTAGCATAATAGACTATACCCATGGAATTGTCGTCATCCCTAATTGCCATAGTCGACGGAGTAATATAAAAGGATTTTATTGAGGAACCATCATATTGTCCTAACGACAAAGCTCCATTATCAACAGAAAAAAATGAAGAATCCCCAGTGAAATCTGCACCATCATAACCTCTTAAAGTAAAACCATCCGAATCGTGGTACAAAAACTTTGCTGAATGAGACGAAGTTGCATCTGTCATTCGAAAATATATGGGATTAATATCTGTCCCAGTAATTATTGCTGGAGAAGTTAGCGTTCCACCTAAATCAAGATTACTCCCGTTTTCTGTCAAACCAGAACCACCACCAAACCCAGTAGGCTGATCATACCAGCCCTTTGTACCACTACCATTTGTTCCATATAACTTACTATTACCCGGAGTATCCTCATCATTCACTAAATTAACTATATCACTAGATTCAGTTAATGAGTATCTAAATGTATAATTGGTACCAATTGGTTCCGCAAAAGTACCGTCAGCACGCAAAAAATTTATCGTTCCACCTCCACTAGCGGGAACTAAACCAGGTGTGGTTGATGTAAATCGCCTAGTAGCATAAGATCTAGCAATAAGTTTATCGCCAGATAAAAATACTGTATCACCAAGTACCGCATTATAGCCAACAAAACTAATAGTTCGAACATTGATATCTTCATATGTCCCAATCGTTGTAATATCAACTCCAGACCTATGTCTATGAGGAGTTTGTGAAAACACAGCAACCGAAAACAATAAACCTAAAAATAATAGTCCTAATTTTTTCATTTTAACTTACCCAATCTGTACCATTACTATATGCCATAACACCTTCATCACTAATATAAATTAATTGCCCTGCAGGATCTGCATCAGGCAAATTATCAGATGTATAACTTTCTAATTGTGAAAAACCTGTCAACAACAAATTTAATTGACTCAAGGTTATATAATATGGATTTCCGTCACTATCTCTAATTGACATTATATCAGATAATTCTGGGGAACTTTTATTATTATCGGGAAATATCGCCTTATATACACGACTAATTCTATGAGCCAAATTAGTTATACTTATCCTATTTTTAGTGGGACTTATTGGCATTTTTATATCTTTATAATTCTAACTAAAATCGAAATAATACTCAGTACCCATTATTTTATTGACGTGGGTAATAACATCTTGAATTTCTTCCTCGGTAAAAAAATTATCGTCCCCAGAAATAGTATCACGAAAATAGTATTCTAATATCTCCATAAAATGAGCTAAAAGTACAATCTTCAATTCACGCATTGACAAATCACGATTGTAACTTAATTTTAATACTTCACTTTCATTACCACAATATTCCGTAAAAGACATATTGAGCAATACCATAAATTGTTCGCCAGTCATTATATATCCCTAACTTTAAGATCCTCATATATCATTTTGACATTTGTAGCATCAGGAAACGTTTGACCTGAACTAGTATGATCACCAATGAATACAAAAAGCTTTTCATCATCCAAAAAATGAGCATTATGAGTAGCAGCTCTAGATAAACCAAATGGTTCATCAGATCTGATACTAGCCACTTCATGCCAATTAGTGCCAGAATCAAATGTACGCATAACTTTAGTTGCTAATCGTACAGGTTTAACCCTATTAGTTGCATTCAATGTACCATTACCATCACCATATGAAGAACCGGTGCCCGAATGGCCAAGATGACTATAAATATACCCAGCAGTATGTGTTGTACTATTCCAAGGAATACCAGCTGAATAATCGTTATCTACAACAAGATATCTACAACCGGTAAATACACTAGTCTGTGTTGATTCCATTTCACCAACCATTTCACCAGCATCTTTTACATTTGCATCATCTAACGGTAAACCTAGTCCATCCGGTATATAACTTACTACAAAATCCCAACAGGTATCGCTATAAGGTACGATCGCATGTACTTTTGCTATACTACCTTCTGGACGACACAAACTTTCATGCCCCCAAATATCTGTAGTTATTTCCTTCTGCGTCCAAGATGAACCAGACCAATAAGCAAGATATACATTATCAATTCTATTATCACCTGAATAATCCTCATAAACGTATACCACAACAGGCATACCGGTTTTTGTAATGACACCAGCCCTAAAATTCCATTTTTTATTACTAGGATCGGGTGATGTTGCAGGAACTTTACAGTTAGTATCAAGTTCAGAATTAGTTATATATCCACTAGAAACAACATTTTTAGAAAATTCATCACTACCAGTACTTTTCCAAGACTGTATGTTTTCCCAAGTGATTCCATCTTCACTATGCAAAAAATAAATATTATCAATACTATGACTATCTCCTGCATCATAATCTAAAACCAATATATTTATACCCTGGGATTTTGGACCAGCTAGTTGCATGTGATAAGCATAACCATCAGTTGCATCACCCAATCTCAAAACTTCAGTATCAGAATTAGCAGTACCACTCATATCCTTAAATGTATCACCGTCATCATCAGAATAAGCGGTATATACACTATCATATGAACCAGCGCGCCAAGTACAATGAAAATTACCGTTACTCAATTCCCAAATATGCGGATAAGATCTACCACTTGATGTTATATCACCTATAGTAGTAAATGACGAAATACTTTCTGTAGCATTGGCTTTTTTATGGACCATTTCAGTATTATGCTGAGAATTAGCATCCCATGTCGTGCCAGTTTTGCCTTTTTCATGTAAAACATGTACATACCCACTAGAATCAACAAATGGAAACGCCATAACATGTGGGTCCGTCAAAGTAGCAATATCAACCCCCAAATCAACTGGGGCAGCAAATTCACCTGTATCTACATCATAATACGATATATAATTAGTAGAATACACAATAGTAGGATTCCAATTACACCTACCGTGAAAAGTAAAATACACACGTCTGTATGTACCCTCATAGTACCAAGCCTGCATACCCAACGTTTGATAATTAAAAGGCAATTGCTGATGTCCTTTGAACGAAGTATCTAAGGTACGTACAAAATTATAATCGCACAGTGTAGTTTTGTTGGGGTATCCAACTGGTTGCCATCTTCCAGTATACAAACTAGCACTTTCCGTTAATTCCGAAGTACTAACACGTATAGCAAAATACCTTTTATCTAAACTAAAAGTTGTCGTGTACCCATTACCAAGTTCATCATCGGCCCAAGCTATATATACATAGTGACCTGTAGTATCGGTAAGATTAAGAGTATCTAAACATCTTGTAAAAATCGTATGAGCCATGTTTAATCATTTAAAGTTAATCTCTCAAGTATATCCAATAGATTAAGAACGTCATCAGTAGCCGAATGAGCTACACCGGCTATCATGCTATCAAATAACCCCTTTTTTAACAAAGTCCTTAATATATCCTTAAAATCATGATGATAAATTGGTACAAATGTTTCCGTACTATCATAAATTGTAGATATTTGCCTTAACTGATTGTATACTTTTACACGAACATTTCCATCAAGCAAAATAGATTTGCTTAAAGTTGCCTTCACATCTGAATGATCGCTGTTCGACACTAGCTGATAAACAAAATCATATTTACCATCCAACAGAGTATCATCACTTTCACCCATTGCAGTACCACTGGCAGAAAAATGTGATGGATCAAAAGTCCAAACCAAATCTGATGTATCAACAAAAGCTGCACCATTGTGATCATACAAATTAATTTGATCATATGTAGTCGTAACTCCATCCGATCCTGTATAATCTGTACTTAACAAAAGGTGATATTTACCTGCAGTAGTCGTATCTGTAGACACAACAATATCAGTTACTGCTTCATTAGGTGTACCCCAACCAGTAGGATTATCAACTGCATGATATGTACCAGAATCATCAGTTATCTGCAAAGTCTCATTATCATTACTTTGCAAAAAACTTAAACTTAAACTTAATGCCATTTTATTTTATTTTAAACAGGTACAATGTAATCTACATAATAATTATACGAGGCAGTGGCTGAAGAAACAGAACTCGCTTGGCAGCTCACATTAAACTCACCACTACTAGCCAAATAAATACCGGCATCATTCGGATACGCTCTAACCAAATTAATGGTAGATGCCTCAGAAACAACCGGCAATGTAGAAATAGATTGTGTTACGCCAATAGGTGTACTACCAATCCTAGGTTGAACAGTGGCAGCGGCATCAGTAATAGTAACTGCACTAGGAGCTGAAATAGTAAGACCTGTTATAATAGCTCCAGCAGGAAAATACACACTAGAACCAACACTACCAGCACTATTTGCCAAAGTAACACTACATTGAGCATGTCTGCCTACGCTAAATGTATTAGCCATAATTATTTTCTTTTAGTCAATTCAACTTTAAGGTCTAAAATACTATCCCAATCCTCTTTGAAAGCTTTTGACCTTACCTCATCTGATTTAAGAATTAACGATTCATCTATATGATAACTAAATACCATATCAAAATCGCAATTAATATCATAATGTTTAATCCCCTCATTACCAGGCAAATCACGCCACTCCTTATTAAAATAATAAAATGACCAATCCAACATATACCTAACATGAGTTGGATCACCATAAGCCCTAGAATGTTTAGCATGAGGCACTTGAATATGTGCCTTTCCACCTGGTTCCAATATTCTATAAAGTTCGTCCATGAACTTCAGTACCCCATCTATATACGGCTCAGAGGCTTTTGCCTTAAATTCTTCAAACGTTTCACAACTTTTAGCCACCACACGCCAACTATCGTGTGGAATATGTTCCATATAATGATGACAATGTATTTCCTTAACACTATTACTTTCAATAGGCCACGGATATACATTTAAATCATGAACGAGATCAATACCTTCTGCAGCAACAACATCGATACCAAAAAATCCCTCCATTTTATTGCTGCCACACGCCAAATCAATTTTTGTCTTATCAACCATCTTACCACACTTTATCGTTCTTGCTGTCATAATGACCCACAAGAATTCTATTATCTACAGCAAATTTATATCCTTTTTGAGCAGCTTTTCTAAAAAAATAAAAATCTTGAGTCATTTTTCTTTCGACTCCTCTTTCGTCAACACCTTCGACTGTTTCAAACCACGGTTCCTCAATATCACGAAATATTTCAGTTTTAAATAATGTAAAACCCATGCCCAAAGCATTGCATCTTTGTACTTCCCCCGTTTTAGGGGTCTGAGCAGCAGAATCTAAATACCCATTCTCAGGATTACCAAATATCATGGGAAAGCCATCTTCATATTTTCCCCAATATAACCCACCAACAACATCATACTCATCCATACTTTCATATAGCCTAAGTAATCCATCAACAGGTGGAAGGTTGTCTTCCTCCATTGTGAGAATATACTTACACCTGCAGCAACTTACTGTTTATAACATAATTTACTAACGCATTGTAAGCCTTATCAACCTGCATACTCTCTGCAAAAATAGGACCATATACATTGTGATTCAATGGTCTTTGTAATTTCATCCATGATTGGACAACTCTTGTTGGAAACGTTCCCCTAGTTGGGCAAATAATCACAGTAGACAAATCTTTGTACATACCTGATTTCTTGACCCGCTCAATTGATTCCTCTAAATGTTCATTATGCCCACCGATATCTACAGTATCTCCTGTAACTCCAATTATCTGTGGTTTCATAATATAAATATATGAAAATTTTAAGGAGGGGGAAAACATGTTCCCCCCATCCCTATAATATTTAACTTACAATGTAGAGATAATCTACATAATAGTCATACGTTCCTGCGGCAGTCGATGTAGCACTGGCACCAATAACTAGATTCAACTCACCATCAGCTGTAATATACTTACCAGCGGCTGCAGTTACTTCAGTAGTAGCAACAGCAGTTTGTGCTGGAAGATCAGACATATTAACCGTAGCACACAATGCTTCTGTACCAACTTTAGGTACAACAGTTGCAGATGCATTAGTCAATGTTACAGCATCAGGCGAACAAATCCTAATGCCAGTGATAATAGCCCCAGCAGGAATATACACACCAGACGTAACAGTAGCAGCCGCATTTGACAAAGCAAAACTAGCTACAGCCGTCCTTTGTACTACATGTTCATTAGCCATGATTAATTCCTCCTAAAATTTATTAAACACTAACATTAGCAAAAGCGCCGGGACACGATGCCATCCACGGATTAAGCTGCGCCAGCAGTGAGGCCATTTGAGTACCAGAACTCGGCACGGGAATTGCGACAACAGTTGTCAAAGGAGTCTGTTTTACATATTGATTATCAGGTGATTGATACGACTTATCGTGTTCAATTACAACCAAATCATATGTTGCATCTTTCACTGTCCTAAAGTCAGGTTTGACAATCGGGAAGTGAATTCTGTTAAACACACCTTTGTAACCTTGTGCAAATTTCTCCATATCTCGTACTTGTTCCCAAGTACCATTACCATAACTACGTGCAGTATCAGTAATACTAGTATTGAATTCCTGCCAGTTGCCATTACTATCAACATAAATCAAAAATGCTGAAAAATGAACCATACTGAATTCATCAGTATCATTCACAGAAGTAGTACAATCAGGAATTGGCCTAGCGGCAAGTGTTATAATATCCGTATCCGTAGCATAAGAAGCATTTACCCTGCGGCCTTTATGAGCCTGAACCTTAGCAACAATAGCTGCCATATCGGTATCCAAAGTACCTGTACCTACAACACGATAACTGTGGACAAACTGTCCTGGATGCTCGCTTATATCTTTATAAACAATTCTGAGTATATACTCAGTACCAGAAGTTGTAGTTTTTCCACTCACACTAATAGCTGTGGACTGCTCTGACTTAGCGGAATACGAATTACCATTCCAAGTTTTCACTTTAGCACCCTCTATAGGATCGGAAAAGATAATTTTACGAGCACTCGTTACCGTAGTACCCGATTCATTCGTATAATCATAAGTCGTACCAGTACCTTCGCACAAGAAAATCGTATCAGTATCAGCAACAGTTGAACCTGCTGTCAATACAGCCTTATTCTCATCCAAAGCAACTATTTCGCCTTCTACTATATTACCAATAACAGTAGCAATAGTAGCACCGCCAACGAGAGCTCCAGTTCGATCAACATCTTTGCCAATCAAAACTTTATTCACCCTTGTTAACATAATTTACAAAAAATTTAAAAAACACAAAATATAAATAATTACTCCATAGTACCCAACTCAATAGAATGAGTTTGATACCTAGGCTGCTCGATATTTTCGAGGAGCATATTTGCAGCCATTTTAACTATTTCATCATGGACAAATTCTGGTAAATCTGTATTAGAAGTTGTTTTACTGACAGTTGGAACCCCAATATTAACCGTCCACGTTTTCACTTCATTCACACCAACAAAACTAGAACCTGAAGAATAAGTACTGCCATTATATGTTATATTGCCAGCACCACCAACTAAATACGTAAAACCAGGTTCAATATCGCCAGATGACACCTCTTCTGAAAGAGAACATATGAACAGGGGTACTTTCAAATACCTCAGGTGATATGAAGTAATAGTATAATTACCATCCCCTATTAATTCTACAGCTCTGCTGTAAAATAAACGTAAAGGATTAGCTTCATTATAATGTAATATATGTGGACTATAAGGATCCTCTATTTGTTGTGAATATTTGTCAGTATCAATTTGGTGAATGCTTGTACGTAATGTTGACCCATTAACAGTTATAGTTACATCTTCACCCAATGCAATCCAATAATCATCGGGTAAAACAGCAATCCTTGAATTAGGTTTATACAAAGTTGAATCAGCCGGATCAGTACAAGAAATCGTAACTTCTTTGATCAACTTACGCAAATCTTCAATACGTTTCTGACTCTGTTCAGCCGCTTCACCTTTTACATTCAATCCACTATATCTAGTTTTAACAAACTTAATAATGGCATAATTAACCCAAAAATCCAACTCTTCAGGACGAAAAGCAGGCAACTCAAGACTAGAAGTCTTATCTAAATGTAACTTAATTGCTGTATGAAACTGGGTATAATTCATTACTTAGCATTCATTTCTTTTATAATTGCCATCTTAATATCTTGATTTTTTACATCTTCTAAGAAAGCAATTGCTTCATCTTTAGATCGACCAATTATCTCAGTACCGTACTGATATAAATTTCTATTCTTACGAATCACGTTTTTACTAACTGCATCCTCAAGTTGAAATTCAACAACACGAAACTTATTGTCGACCCATTTATCCAAGAATCTTTGTGGATTCTCGTCAATCAATTCATTCATTTTTTGTTCGACAAGTTCATTACTCAAACTATCCGAAGCATGTCCAAACAAACGCAGACATTTGCGCATATCTGACAATGATAACTTATCAAACTCTCTAAACGCTTCACGTTTAACCTTGTTACGCTTATTAATTTCTTTGGCTTGTTCGTCATCATTTATTAAAACGAAATTAGCGCCAGGTTTTGTTCTATCAGATAAACCATTTGCAACACGCTTATGGTTTTTCAGAAATAAATACTTTAACTCCCCCTCAGGAGTATTAGTGTCAATAACTACATCAGAATCACTGACCCTAATGAAAAAAGTATCCCAATATTCAGAACTAGGGCTTAAATCTACCCTCAACGCTTCGCCCAATTTTGTCTCATCTTCACGACTCAGACCAGTATACCTACCGCCTGATCGGGTGAGATACGGAGCTAAATAAACGCTACAATTTTTATAGCGCCTTACCCCGGACCACGAATCACGGCTTGTTTGCCGGAGAGTTACTATCATAATTTATATATTTTAAAGTGACTGGGGGGCCATTATGACCCCCCTATGCCATCATAACCTTATATTACTCTGCATCACAAATGAGTTCTCCAGAGGTTGTTGGATCTTTAAGCATCAGACCTTGTTCAGACAAGAAATGCACACTATATCCATCCTTAGCGTTCGACCGCAAAGTACTAATAGATTTAGCATGACCTGAACCAGGAGCCACAGACCCACCAGTATGCCACATGACCAAACCGCGATCTTTACGGATCACTTTAATGAGGTTGGGCTCACCATCCCTCATACCATAATCAATAAAGGTCATACGATAAGACTCAAGAGGCTTACCAGTAATAGGATGCAACTTCCTGTTATAGACGGTATTGTCATAGAACGGAAAATGCTTGATATCCAATTGAATGCCATTCAGACCTTTGTACGTCACAAATTGACCTTGCAAAGTCAAATCTTGACCACTACCTGTTACAAAATGTGTATCAACCAGACTGTATCCAGTTGCCTTAGCACGCAGTACTCGGTCAAGTTCCCGCATACCCATTTCACCAGTAAGGGCCACGAATTTACGTTCGCCTTTACCAAGGATGTTGTAAGACAGATCTGACAAGAATTCATCAAGTATATCTAAAGTCAGGGTCGTATAATACCGCTTATTAGCTGGAGCGATCTGCTGAAGCAGACCAGCGCCAATATAAACAGGACGACCATTAGTACCCGCCAAATCGGTGGTACCATCAGCGTTAGCATTATACTTGGAGTAGACAAGCCACCTATCCATGGTTTCATACCACTGACGGAGGGCTCTCCACTCTTGGAAGTCAGACCACAAGAAAGACTTCTTACCTGACTGGGGATCCCGCATAGCAATAACCATAACGGTACTTACAGCAGATCCGGTAATATCGTAACTCAAACGCATCGTAGTAAGCTGATTGCGCAGCTTAAAGGGCGTCGGATAGTTAACGATATCAGCTTCTTCACTGTATTCCTCGTAGGCAGAACCTTCTCTACTAACCTTTGATCCTGCGGACAAAAGCGAAGGCAGTATGAAAGAATCAGCTTGACCATCGGCTACCAACAGAGTATAAACCCAGTACTCACCATCTTGATATGGTGCACCGGTTACCCTAGCTTGGTATTCCCTATCATCAAATGCCAAAACAGCACCAGGACCAAACCATTTATCACGAACCCAAATCTGGATCGGTGTTTGGTTAAGTCCGGGAGTATCACCAGAAGAAATACTGGATCCCTGCCATTTGGCTTGTATGATATCAACAGCCTTGTCGAATTCAATCATTAACGGCCATTCATACTGTCGACTTTCAATCTCAATAGTTTTACCAAGACCCATCGTCAGGAAATCTATCGTATTACCTTCATAGCGACCAAACACATACGAAAGTACTGTAGACACCTCATGAGGCTTAGTCATAAGAGCATTCGACAGTTTCGACTCGTCAACCAAATCGGAAAACCACTTGGATTTATACAGAACTAGACTATTGAGAACATTGTTCTCCATTGTATTAAAACTTGCCATCTTAGTACTGTTTAAATTTAGTAGTTAAAAAATAATTAATTTTAACGCTTACTTAAAAACTTACTTGCCTTGCTGAAAACATCCAAATCTGAAACACGTTCTCCTTGGCCTTTTGCGCTTTTACCACGTTTGCCTTTACTCTCGAGTTTCGTCTTTATGTTTCTAACAGCATTGGAGTTTGCCTTGTTTTGTATTTTATTTATTAGGGCATCACCTTTCATAGTAAAATAGGCAGACTCAATCAGATTATTAACATCTTTAGCATAATCCTTTTGATACTGTGTCAGTCCATCAGAATCAGGCGTAAAAATATAATCCAATAATTGTCTTTTTTCATTTTCTGAAACAGGTATACCCCTGACATTTTTAAGAGCTTTTATATTAGATTGTACGTTAGATATAACTTTTTGTTGCTGCTTTCTATGTTCCTCAGCTAGATTTTGTTGCTCTTCTAATAGCTTTTTTGAATTCTTCTCTCGATACTCTGAAAGCAATTCTTTAGCATCCTCAGCTTCTTCTTCAAGAGTACCAGCTTCCTCATATCTTTCAATGCGCCTCTTAATACGCTCTTCAGAATAACCTTCTGTTTTCAACAATTCACCAATCACCGCTTTTTGAGTGGACTCAGAAGACAGATCAGCTGAATCCAAATCAAATTCACCAAAAGACTGCTTAAAGTAATCTTTTATATCTCCACCATCTTCAACAAATTGATTAAGCTTCTGGATATCTTCGTTGGCAAACTCAGGTACCGAACTTTCTTCTAAAAGCTCAACCATAAAATCAACAACATCTTCAGCTTTCTCAAATTTTTCATCATCACCAATATCTACACCTAAAGCACTAGCAAGTTTTTCTGTAAAATACTGTGAAATATCAGCTTCAACTTTTGATAAATCTTCTTCTTCATCACCTTCGTCTACTGGCTCTTTTGCCTTCTCCTCTTTTTTTCTTTTCTCGCTCTTTTTAGATCCTTTCTCCTCGTCTTCTTCCTCGTCTTCTCCAATTTCATCAGACTCTTCTTCCTCTTCTTCATTTTCATTCTCGTCTTCTAATTCGCTCTCTTCTTCCTCTTCTTCATGGGCCCCCTCTTCATCGCCCGTATCTGTGGGGGTTTTGGTAGTTTCCTCCTTTTCTTCTTTAGCCTCGTCCTCTTTCGTTAACTCCTCTGGATCAACTGACATGACACCTTTGCTACCAGTATCAGTAACAATTCCATCGTCACCCAAATCCATTGGACCACCACTTATGTGTGGAGAGATCTCACCGGCTATATCAGCAAAACCACCAAAGAAATCATCATTATTACTCATAATTATTTATTATTAGTTGTAGCCGGCTTGTTCGCCTGCTTACGCTTTATTTCTATTTCTTTACTACGCAAAGATTCTTCAGCACGATTACTACGTTCTTCTTCACGTTGTTGTCTCTTCTTAAGCTCAGCCTCAGTAGACTGCTCCTCTCGTTGCAAATCCAGTTTTGCTTGCTCAATCGTATCATCGTCACCAGTCATTTTACTTTCAGCACCAATCAACGCAACTTTAATTTGAGTATCAGCTTTTCTCATAGAATCTTCTTCAGTAATTCTACGATCCTCAGCTTTGTCCTCTGCTTGCATTTGCTGTATTTGCATTTGTACCTGTTGCTCGCGCTCAGCAGCTTCACGCTCCATACGCTCCCTACGCTTATCAAGTTCAGCTAATCTTCGTTTAATTTGTGTCATATTATCTGACGTCAATATATTAGCCATATCCATGAGCGTCGCACCATTCTGCATAGCTGGTTGTAACAAGGTTTTAAGGGTTTCAATATCCCTATTTTCCTTGGTTGAATCAGTAACAAATACCGCAGTATCAGAATATAGAAAATCATCGTCAAGATCTATAAGTGCTCTTGATAAATCTCCCATAATATAATGCAACTTACGTTTGCCACTATTAGACCACACAGATTTAGCACAATCCAACAATAAAGTCAAAGCTCGTTGTTTCGCCTGATTATGCAACCAAAATAATGGTTCAGTGATGTGTGACGATTGTATAACAGCTCGTTCGACATTACCAACTAATTCACGTTGTTCAATAGCTCCTTGACGCTGTTTAGAAACACCAGAAAGCTCGCCCACCATCTCTTCAATCTTGTTCATCAACTCAATATACTCAGCTATAGCAGCTGTCATACTTAAATCTTGTGACGACATCTGATTGAACGCAGCAGGCCTACCACCCTCACGTCCAGGTACATCCCAACCTTCCTCGTAGGGATTAATTAAGTTAACCCCCATTGCAGTCAAATAGTGGGCCCATTTATTAAAATCAACTCCCATTGATTTAGGAATCTGAGTAACATCCATATTAAGAACTTTACCCTTATCCCTCGAAAGAGCCAACTCTAATCTATACCACACTACAATATACATATATTGGAGGGGTTTCATTATATCAACTAACGATTTGCTACGTGTGTTGGTATTACTATATGCAACACCTGTATAAGGCAATTTTTGAGAATTCGGATTGTCTATTGATATATGCTGATAATCCAAAGGTTGTATACCAACATATATATCTTCACCTATCCTATATCCTTCCCAAATTTCAGTAACCCAATCCCAAGTAATCTCTTCACCTTCATCAGGCTTATAAGTTTCATCAACAAGCATTTCTTGTTCTTCACCATCCGGATCAATGAAACGTAAAAATCCAACCTTTTTAAATGAACGCCATACACCATGCCATACTGTTAGCAAAGTACCTTCCAATCGATCCTGTCTTTCCAAATCACTAAATACACGATCTCGATAAAATATAGTCGTAGTATTAACACTACTACCAACATTACTGTACTTGGTTTCACTTTGACCAGCCATTTCAAGCACCTTATCCAAATCAGCTGGTGTCATAATATCACTAAACCGATCATAAATATTTGATGGTGACATGTACATACGCCTTACAGCCCACTCACCATCTTCTATAAATTCAAGATCAGGATCTGCATCATATGTAAACAGTATTGGATTTACCCGTTCCAAAATTGGTTCACCATAAGCTGCACCAACGTAATAAACTTCCTCACCTGCAACCAACGCATCCTTCCAACCTTTAATAAATTCGTGCCTCAATTTAAGTTTTTCACGTAAATACTCTAGTGAATGAAAAGCTTGTTTTTCAACCAAATCATTATAATCATATAATATATATGATTGAATATCATTTAGTAACTCTTCATCAGATGCTTCCGGCATACCACCACCAAGCATTCCAAGTACTTTATCACTAACATACGACATAAGTAAGTTCCTACGTTCTTGCTGAACACCAGAAACTGCTTCATCATTTACCTGTATAACACGAATATTATCAGGTCGTTTACTTTCTTCACCAAGCAGCAAATCAATTTTTGGCTTAATAATATTAAAATTCTGCAAAGATGCGGGAAATCCATCTTCAACTTTAAATGGATCTGTTACATACTTAAGGTCTTTTTCATCAAAAACACTGTTATACAAATCATAGGCAATTTGCATTCTATCAGTACGTGTTTGACCACCAACCACGCCTGTGTGTCCTTCACGAGCAATTACAGCATCCAAACTTTGCTCCCTCCACTCCTTGTTCTTTTTTGACATTGGTAGCTTCTGGATGGGAAAAGCAACCACTGTATTTGGTTTAACTGTTGCCATAATTAAACATGTTTAAATTATAACCACGACTGTGGTTTTTGTTTATAATCTTTAAATAATCCTTCATCTGGTATTAATCTTCTATTTTTCTCAATTCCTTCTTTCTTTTGTACATGAAGGTAATGCAATTGTGTTTTATAGATCATAACCATCATAAGAGCTATGACCCTATCAAAGTTACCTTCATCATTATAGGCTATTAACTCTTCCAATAACGGTTCGGATAATATCCTAGTTAAATTCTTTTTCCCTGGTTCATACTCCTCAATAAGCCAATCACGTATTTGTATTTCAGCCCAATCTTTAATCCCCTGCACCATATGCACGCCTTTACGGCGCTGAACCTTGCTGTCTTTTATAATTTCACTAATATAATCTGGCTGATCAGCTAATAAATAATCTTGATTTTTTGATTGAAAATATGGATATATACCTTTACGTTCATTCTCAAATAAAACAGTAGCCCTGTAATATACCATCAACTTACGAACATTCTCATAATATTCCTCAGCTGTTTCAGGCCTACCAGTATATTCTGCCACAATAACATCAAAATAAGACTCAAAATCTTGAAACCGCTTATAAATAAATGTTGAACCTAATGAATCAGTCCCCGATTTATCATGATCATAAGGGTCACAACCCGCTATATACAAACCATATGGGGGATCTGTTATTGGGTGTTCCCAAATAACAATTTGCCCCGACGGATCATCATTCCTAGTTAACCTGTATTTCGTTAAATCATTGGGTGTCTTAGCAGGAACCCAATTTAACTCACCATCAGCACTAAATATTAAATCACCTACTTGCTTGTAATTCGCCACATCCTCATGCGTTCGTATGTACGCAAGATGTCTAGCGAGCTCTGTTTTGGGAAATATATTGCCCGACAACTGGAGCGTCGCCTCCATGGGCGTGAACGGCCTTTCCGCAATGTATCTATCAACTGCTCTTCTGTCACTGGCTGTTTCAATTACAACTTGACGCTTAGATAACGCATATGCTTTGGCAGCCTCTACGTCAGAATTTCCATCTTCATCCATGAGAGGTTTACCGTCATCATCTGACACCGTCATATTAACATACTCAGGAACAAAAAAACCACAAGGCTTAGTTGCCCCCTCATCCCAACTATTTTCTAACGGCAACGCATTATAAGCGCCAGGCTCATAAAATAAATCCTTTAAACCCTCATAATCAGCATCTTCTGTACCACCAGTACCAAATGCTATCATAAGTCCAAACGCAACGCCATCTTCTTCAACTGATGGTTGAGCAATCTGCCACGCTTGCTTAAGACCAGGAAACTTACCGGCTTCTTCCCAAAGTATGAGTTTCCCCCTCTTCCCACGTGCTTTTTGAGGATCGTTTTTGAGCGTGATCCCCATAATTTCAGATTTATACCCAATCTCCGTTTTTACACCATCAGAATCTATTACTATTGAAGCTCGTTTATGAATTTTTGTATCAACTTTTTGACGCTTTTTATACCACGCAGTATTAGCATCAACAAAATCCATAAAATCCCAAGCCTTAGTCAATATCCCATCTTTCAACAAAAACTCCGCTTCAGCTGCAACAGCATACGACTTGCTATCAGGAACTAAATAAAAATTACGACATAACATAGAAGCACACTTAAAAGAGTACCCCTTGCCTCTAGCTTTTAAAACTACAAGATGTTTACCTTCCTTTTCGGCTTGTTCAATTGCATTAAAAAAATAATAGTCCCAATCATAAAATCTAGGGAAATCACGACGTCTAACCTTTACTTTTTTCTTTTTACCATTCCCTAAAATTACCTCTTTTTCTTTGACCAAAATGATTTGACAGTAGTTGAGATAAAAATAATTATAGCCAGTAATATGATCACCATCGCTAGCGGTATACCCCTCAACACATCTACGACTCTCCTCATCCCAGTATTCACGGTATGCCGTCGTTCCTCGTGGAGCAGCGGTATAGAACCCCATTCTCTGAAAATTAATCGCCGGCTGTCTGAATTTATCACTGTTCTTGATCTTCTTGTAATCCTTCATCTCCCCCTAAAATTTCAATATCTGGATATTGTCGTTTAAAAGATTCAACATACTCATCAAAATTAAACCCCCAAAATTCACAAATTTTCTTTAACTCATTAACATGTATAGTATCAATTAACGCCATCACATTACGGTTTTAAGTTCCTCCACTACTTAATCGTTTTCATCTGGTATCTCATAATCCCCAATATCGCTACCACCACGAGCCCTACTTTGTTCAAGTTGCTCTTTCTGAACTTGTCTTTCTAACATATCCAAAGACTTTACAATACCCCCTATCTCTTTCAGATTAGCACTAATTTCCTTAGCCGTATATAATGGACGACCATCCCTATCACGGGCATCCATATCTATACCAAAAAACCAATCAGTCAACTTTTCAGCACCAAACTTCGCAGCACGCAAAAGGCGAGTATTAGTCGTCTCACGAAATTCTTTATACCGCTCAATAGCAGCTTCTAAGAACCCGTCAGGTTCGTAATCCTCGCCTCCCAAAAAATCTTTCTTGAGAACTTTTATCCGCTGATCTTCCGGATATGCCTCAAAATACGGAGAGTTATAATCACACAGAAAGGCCACAAAGGATATTTCCCTCGTCGCCCGCTCCTTGGATTTAGTCTTGTCTCTATCCCACAACGCCTTAAACGGTGGGATCGCTAGGGATTCCTCATTAATGGTAATTTTCCCAGCTTGTATATCAAAGAGTTTTGCCATTCGAAAAATTGTGACATGGTCCTCACCTGTTGGACCTCAACAAAACCCCTTAGTTCCTCTATAATATTTTTTCTATCAAGATAAACAAAATCAATGGCTTTATCAATACCATTAATATAATTTAAATGATCAAATAATTTATCTTTTAATTCGCCCCCCAAAACTAAAGTCGCCAACAACTTATTGTAAGCTATTTCCCACGACTCCGGCTTAAATCTATTCTTTTTAACTATAAACCAATGGCCGGTTTCCACCCTGATATCTATCTTATTGGAGCCCCCCAGCATCCAATTTTTAATAGAAATATAAGGCTCAAGACACCCCCAATGGTAATGACCTTTAAAACCTTTTATATATTTATACCATTGTTTATTAACTGCATATACCGCACCAAGTATACACGGCACTTCATATACTGACTCCGCTGACAAAGTCTCAGCAAGCCATTTGGTACGCAACACTGTAGTCTCAGGTACAAAGTCTTCAATAAATGCACCATAACCTTTAACAATACCTGAGTCATCAACACTTAAAGCATGTTCATGTAAATTTAAACATGTACTACAGTATAACGCTTTAGAATCCTCCCGTAAATCTGAAAGAAAATGATCTAACCAATCACCCCCTTTGAATACAATATCGCCACCACAAAGAATAATATTATCAGTATTAGCCCGGTCAACACCTGCATCAAAGGCGGCTCCAATTCCTTGCCTTTCTCCGAATTGAAAACGCCTAATTTCTTGGTCATAAGTATATGTATAAGTTTCTGTAGACGCATCATCAATTAATAATATTTCAACTCGTTCACGTATACTAGGATGTATAGAATCCAGCAACAGTTGTACAAGACCAGCTTCATTGTGGTAACCTATAACAATTGATGCCTCTATTACTCCCATACGTAATTTTACCTAAAAAGGTTACAAAAATCGTTATTTTTCTTTTATAACATTAGGATTTTTTGGTAAAAAAGCCCCAAAATACCTGATTCGAATAGGTCTCCAGTCATTTTCATCCACAATTTTACGCTTAGTAAACAATATCGGATGATAAACAATCGCACGAATAATACGCTTGTCCTTCCTATATTTTAAGTACAACTCGTGTATTATATGCCTGTCAACACCTTCTCTCATCACTTGTAAATTGGATAGTCGAAAGGGGTGCCTTAGATTTAATATCATTAGGACACCCCCACGACCGGGAACCAAGGGAGGGGGATTAGGTGAAATCTTTCTGTTTATCCCTTGAATCAAGAATAAATACTACCTCAAGTAAATCACCCGTTAATTTTGGAATAAACATCTCCCTTACTTCGTAACCATCATCAGTCTTAATTAAAACACCCTTCTCTCTCAGCACAGCGATATACTTACTAAGATTATTCTTATTAATCCTAGTTTCCCGCATAATGGCTCTACGAATGTCAGTACTAAGAATATTCTTAGGTTCCCCCAATTTAGGTTCCCACTCACAATCAACCTTAAGTAACAACGCAAATAATTCTGCCTCGCGATCTGATAGCTGCAACAATCCGTTTAATATGCGAACATACTCTTTATACAGATTTTTATGCTCAATATGTTTACCAAATTCATTCATAATGTTCAATTGATATTCCCACGCAGGGTTTCTGGCTCACCGTACCCCGGGTCTTAACCCTGTTTCCTCTTTTTCCGCGGTCTTGCTTGATTACTATAAACCCTTTTTCATCAAACTGAGTCTCAACTCAGATACGGATATACTACAGCTGGACTTCCGGTAGTCACTTTAAGCAGAAGCACGCATCAGACTAAAATGCCGTTACCTGGGTCTTGTGGGACTATCAATTTGATTATAGTTAAAGCGTAATTGTTTCCCGATCCGGTTCCGCTTCTTTCTCTTCCGCTTCTTTCTCTCCTTCTTCCGGTTCCTTGTCTTCTTCCTGATCTTCTTCTGCTTTTTCTTCAGCCTCAGGCTCATCTGTCACATCTTCTTCCTGCGTCTCATCTTGAGCCTCAAGAAATTCAGCCTCCGATTCTGCCGCTTCAGTTTTTTCTTCTTCAGTCAATTCTTCAGCAGCAACTTCTTTAAGCTTAGCCTCTTTAGCTTCAGCTTGTACAGCTTCCTGTTCTTGTTTCAATGCTTCTTCCATAGCTTCTTTTTTAATATTATATTCAACATCACGATCATCAGACATACCTGTGAATGTTAGATTTAATTCATTCCCACATTCACCACATTTCAATTTTATCTCAGCATTTTCAACAGTAGCTAAAATAAAACTTATGCCACCAGGTATATCCTCCTGTAAGATCTCTTCATTCCCACATTGTCCACATTTAAGGGTAAGATCCCCTATTTCATGGTGAACAACCTTATGGTTTTCAATAGTACTTTCCTGTTTTTTTTCCGTTGTTTTATCACTCATTACGATATAAAATTAGGTTCGCCTTCCCTAGCTTCCCAGTATACATGAGTAAATCCAGGCACAACATAGTGAGACATATTATTTAAATCATATATCCTATGCCCACCATTAGAACCTACGTGCAAAAGCAAAGGCTCATAAATCGTAACCTCAGATCCATCCGGATATTCATAAACCCTGTACAATTCACTAGAAACATCCATAAACTTAAGACCAGATGTATTGATGAAACTTTCAATACCATCATCTATCTGTTCATAGAGATTCTGCATTAATGTTTCTTGTGGCAAACTCATATTAAAATTATTAACATTCAACATAAATAATCCCATCAGGATCACATTCATAAATATCAACCACCCGAATAACCTTAACTTCTTTCCTTTTCGGAAAAACAATTTTTTTAGGTTTCGGTTTAGTTTCATTTACCCTATAACATCTCCAAGTTTCCATAATTCCCTTGTTTAATTAATCTTCTTCCTTTGGCAAAATGCCTGCATCAACCATAATATCATAGAGCTCCATCTGACTTTCAACATCACCCTTATATGTCACATGATCTGGCACGGCGCGTACTATCACAACATTATCGCCTACCTTACGCAAAGACCAGTACATATGTTCATCATCAGATGATTCAAACAAAAACATCCCATCATCCGTTAACGATTTAGCCCAACCAAGCTCCTCTATTTGCTGATCACTCAACACCTTGCTTAATTTTTCTTTTTATTTTTATTTTTATTTTTATTATAATGCTGTTGTTTTGCCTGTAACTTCTCTTCAAGCTTAACAATATAATCACTAAGCTCCCCCAAATTTTGTTCAAGCAATTCAACATGCCGTTCCAGTCGACGCTCATATCTCATCAACAGCAAGTCTCTAACCCACTGTTTGAATGTCTTCCGTTCCTTCTTTCTTTTCCCCAAAAACTTCATCTTCTTCTATACTAACATTACTAGCTAAACTATTAACCAACCCAAACAAATCAGGTTTTATAAGTTCAGACTTAATACCTTTTATTTTTGCAATCGTAAAATAATCGCGACTATCTTGATGATGGTACCAAAAAATATTATAATCCGAACGATCACGATAATACTTCAACGAAACAGGTCCTAAAAATTTTCCATCTGGACCAGAGGCATCATCAACCCCCAAGTATTCCTTTGTAACAGTAACGCCATTCGGATAATACCTAGTTACCCAAAAGCTACCATCCTTATAGTACCACCCACGCTTTTCCTCCTCATTCATACGCGACGTAAATAACCATACGTATTAAACGTAGAATTAACACCAAACATATCACACCAGCGAAAATCTATGTGAAAATCCTTGTTCTTACTTAAAAATTCAAATATAGCCCGTAACGGACCACCATCCATCCATTCCCTACGTTCTTTATCATCACAAACTTCTAACGCATTACCATCTTCAATAATTAAATATGAACCTGAGGATATTAAATCCTTAAATTTTTCCGCGGCTGCAAGCACATCTGAATACACGTGAGACCCGTCATCAATAACCATTATACGTTTAAATCCAGCACAGTTGGATAAATCATAATCCTCCCAACCACCACTAAAAGTCTTAACATGTGGATGACTAACTACTATCTCAGGGTAATTTGTGGCTTCAGCGGGATTAAGTTTATCCCCCTGTTCAGCATGATATTCCCTACGTTGAAATGGATCAATTAAATCAATTGTATGTACTTCCGCACCTTCAATACCAAACAAAACTAACAAATCAGCAAGATATAAAGCTGAACCGCCGTGCATAGTCCCTATCTCAATAATAAGATCGGGGCGTACTTCATGTATAATCATTTGGTACATAAAATAATCAATGGGAAATTTCTGTATTGACACCCCACGATAAAGCGCCCTGGCCAAACCTTTGTGTATTGCTTGTACATCTAAATGTGCCATCACTCGTTGCAAATTTCTGCCGCACGATTCAACCAACCCTTGATATTCGAAAACCGCCTTTCCTCAGCTGCTTTCTCAGAACGATGTGAAACTATATCCGCTAAAGCGTTATTGTACATTTCACAAATATCTACCGAATCAATTTCACCAACCTTTTTAATTT